GGATCGTATTGGGATTGATACATTAAACCAACTGAAGAGGGGATTACCTCATTCAGTTGATCTACAATAGCATTTATATGGCCAAATCTGGCCAATGTCATATCCTCATCCTTTATAATAAAAGGATCAGGAGATAAAGGTCTAAATTTGTCCATTAAGGATATACAATTACTTTAATCGGTGTATTAAGTAAACCACTATCACCTGGTGTAGCATCAACAGCTGAAAATGTAAATATATTTATTCTAGATGTATCTGATAAAACGCTTGCTAATGCTCCTGTTACTATATTATTTCCTATAGAAACAGTTGTTTTACCTGCAGGCATAACGTTACTACCAAAGATCAGAGAATACTGTCCTACACCATCATAGCTTAATGATGGCTCTGAACCTATTGTATTTTCCAACACAACCATAGTAGGAGCATCTACATCATCTTGAGTTAATAAAGCTGTAAATACTATAGGTTTCTTCTTACCAAGAAACTGCCAGTTAAACTTTTTTTTAATATTAAATTCGTTGGGCATGATATTAAATTTTTTTTTTAGTTTTAAATTAAAGAAAAAAAAAGGAGAGCATCATACTCTCCTTTTTCATGATATTATGATTAGAATGATCCGCCTGTAATAGGGTTTCTCATAACAATTTTAAGAACTTTGGTTGGATCTTTAACCCAAATCGCTGGCATAGTCTGAGTCATATATACTCGATATCCATTGAATTGTCCGCTAGATGCAAATCCAGTACGTCCCATATAATCCATAGTACCATTTTGATACCACCATCTAAGTTGATTATCCCAATCAAGTTTCAATAAGTAGATATTATCATTACCTGTATCTGTAATATCAAATACGATAAAGTTATATGAACTTAATGGATAACCATCAATGATTGGGTTTTCAATATCATTTGTATGAATGTTATCGAATGCTGGATTAAGTACAAACTTAACGTTAGCTAAGAATGGAATTATATAACTAGTGAAAGAGAATCCATAATTCAGATCCATACCTTGACCAGTTATCGCACCAATACCGTTGTTTGAAGCAGCTTGAATAACAAGACCTGAGTTAACAGCTTCTGCTTTAATTGCTTCGTTAACAAGTCTCATTCCACCCATTCCTGTTTGTACAATTAATGTACGCTGAGGATCTGGTCCTTTGAATTCAACTTTTCCAGCATAGAAATTATAAATCTCTGCACGGAATAATTCAAGTGTGAAATTGTTCTTATTATATATACGTTTAAATGAGTTATCAAGTTGTTTCCAAAGACCAACAGATAAACGTACGTCATCTGGACCATCTTGTTTAACACGACCACCGTGTCCCCACATTAAATAATTTTCAATATCATTTGAAATCTTACTAAGATGTGCAGTTTCAAGATTAGTTAAGAAAGAACGAGTTAAGGAACCATTTTGCATAGCTCTTTTAACATAGTCTTTACCCATTTTACCAATCATATCCTCAATCTTTGAGATTGATGGATCAACATTACCATCAAAGTTACGCCAGATTTCTGTTACAGGAACTGTACCATCAGCGTTCATTCCACCTTTGATCATAAGATCAGCACGAGAAGAAACAGAATAATGAACGTGAGCTTCAGCTCCACCTACGAAGTTGTAGAACTCACGAGTACCTGAACGTACTGAAATATCAGAAAATCTCTCACCGTATTCTCCACGGGCAGAACTTTTTCTAAATAACTTAGTACCATTCTGTAAGTACTTATTATCTAAGAACTTATAGTTATCATTATTAACTAATTGAACAGTGTAGATAAATCCATCACCCATAGGTAATATATCATCTGCAGTTACATACATCTCACAACCGTTGTATTTATCATATGTGATAATATCACCATGACCAAATTCTCTACGATTGATTTTGATTTTAAAGGGAGTACCATCAACGCCTTTTGTTGCGTTTCCTGATTCTATATCCTCAATAATATAAGGCAGGTCATTAGAAATGGGAGTATTCCATTTCCATTCCCCGCGACTATTTGTTACTGGGATTACGTTCTTTCCACCAAAACTTGATATTTGGTAGAGCGGCATTTCAACTTTCTGAGTCATTGCCCATAACTCAACAGCCCCCATATCTTGGGGTTCTGCAGTCTTCAGCATATTCATTAAGTGATAAGAGTCTATATGAGAAGACGCCTGATAATTGGTGTCCCTCAAAAATAAACCATTATTTAATACTGGAGTTGGCATAGTTTAATTAATTTAGTTTGTTATTTTTATATTTGATTTAGATTTAACGTTTGAAGAATGCTTTCGACGGTCTTGGGATTTTTGGACTCTTTGAGTCAGATCTTTCATCTTCGCTATTTGACGATCCCTGTTTGTTCGCCTGTTCTGTTTTGAGCATCCGCACATGTTTTTCAGTTGTTTGTTTTTCAGCACTTTCTCTTACCTTAGCTTTATAATTCTCTGGATCATTAAGTAACCAAAGAGCTTCAGCAATTAAACCATGGTTAGGTTCTATATATTGATGTTTTTCAAGAAGATATCCTAATAGATTAACTTTAGAACCATTAGATGCTGGATAATTGGGTTGAATTAACCCAGTAAATAAAGCACTCTTTGTTTTATTATCTAATTTAAGTCCATTAAGATTATCTTTATCTAATGTATCATAGATACTGTCACTATAATTTTTTGCAATCGCTGCTCGTCTTTTATTAGATTCTTCTTGAGCTCTAATCTTTTGTTCTATAATTTGGTCTTGAAGATTATCTAATTTCGGTTTAAATTTAGTAGCGTATCCTTCTAATTCATCTCTATCTCTCCATTTTTCTATTTCGCTCTCAATGAATTCAGAGTCACCAAATTTAGTAGCATGTAGATAAGCTCTTACAATATTCTCATGATCGTCTTCATTTGTAACACTTAGATCATTAATTTCTTCTTTTGCGGCAAGATGTCTAAATAAACCTTTAAAGTCTTTACCGCCATCTGCAGCATATTTAGCAGCAATTTTTAATTCATTTGGTAATAAATTAAAAAATTCACCAGGAGCTTCTTCTTTAGCTTTCTTATCTTTAAATTTAAAATTCTCTTCTATAAGTTCTTTAATGTCTTGAGATGTATACTCTTCAAAAGGTTTATCATCATCAAAAGGGGTTATTAAACCCTCATCAATTAAACTAGAAACGAAGCCTATTAAATCTTTATCTTGCGCTTTAGGTCTTCCTGGTTTACGTTTTTCTTCTTCTACATCATCACCAGGGATATCTATGATTGATGTATCAATTGGCTCTTCTGGCTTTCTTTTTGTTGTTTCGTTTTTCTTTTCATCATCAGAAGATTCTTCTTCTGAATTTTCTGTAGTTGGCTCATTGTCAAGAAATTGAGTACTGATTACATTTTTACTAAATAGTGTAGGTTTCTTTTCATCAGGAAGCATTATATTATCTGCTCCTGGGGTTCCAAGAAGATCATCGATATTATCGATCTCTACTACACTTACTGTTGTTTCTGTTGTTTCTGTTTTGTTTTCAGGCATATTATTGATTTTTAATGTTATGCTGATAAAGTAATATAGGTAAAATTATATAATTAAACATTATATATTTATCAGCTGTTAGAGATTTATTTGAATTATATAGCTAATTTACTTTTTCTTCTTAGCATCATTTTGTTTTTTAAGCTTGCCAGCAGCTTGTAATTCTGATTTTGTTTTATTTTCCCTAGCAATCTCAAGCTCAATTTGTTTCTTTTCTTTATCAGCAGCTATCTTTTCTCTTTCAAGATTTTGACTATCTCTGAAACGTTGATTTTCATTAGCTTCTTTTTGCTGATCAAAGTTCATTACCTGATTAAACTCTTCAGATTTTCTAATACCTTCCATAGCATCTTGATAATCACTTTGTTGATTTGCATTTATATCCATCATTGCACCATACCCAGCTGCTTTAATTTCTGCAACCAGTATATCCCGTCTTCTATCCTTCTCATTCTCAAGAGCTTCACTATCTCTTTCAAGAGCCTTCTCGTTTGCTTGAGCTTCAATCTCAGCTTGTGAGAGCTTCATTTCATGTTCTTGTTCCTGAGCTCTTTGTTGTTGAATCTTACGCTCAATGTTTTTCATAACTCCGTTAATTTCACTCATGGAGCTACTTTGTATAATATTACCAAGATCAAATATAGACGCTCCTGTTGTATTATTATCTGAAGCTAATCTTTTTAATTCTTCAAGAACAGCTCTATGATTAGCGTTTGTTGTTGCATATACATTTAAATCTCTCAATAATAAATCTGTACCATTCATTTCAAAATTAACCTTCTCATCATTAGATGTCATGTATTGTAAACGTAATGAAGGGTTTGTGGAATGATAGTATTGAGCAAGATCAGTACGCATCTGATGAACTCGAGGCATTAAGTAATCAGAATGATTTATAAAATAGATCTCTGTTTGAGCATATGAACCAGCAAGAGCTTGTTCTACTCCTTTAGCTGTTTCAGTTTGACCCATTTGTTGACCTAAACGTTCTGGTGTAATACCTATTGTTTCAAAAGCTTGTTGTTTAAAATACGTAGCTAATTGAACTCTAGATAGTAATCTCTCAGTTTGACTTAAATCTAATTTTTGAAAATGATTAAAATTAAGAGCGTTATTTGTATTAGCTAAAGATGTGTCTAAAGGTAATATTTGAAAATCTTTCATTGCAACATAAGCTTTTTGAAAGTTATGTTTTCCCCAGTCTTCTCCCATTGAGTGTCTAGGTAATGCGTTCTGATCTAATAATATAACTGTTCCTAATTCATCTATTAATATGTCCGCTATTTGATTATTGGTCATATTAAAACTAATTTGGAAAGGTTTCATTAAATCCACCAATGATGTTGATTTTGTATTTCTATCAGAGAATACAGAACCCTCCACTGGTAATTTACATCCATAAAGAGAGTTATCTCCTTTAAATTGAAATTTTAACTTCCCTATTTTATTTTGATTAATACCTAAATATATAGGACTGAAACCATTAGGGTTATTCATTCCCCAAAAAGCAGGTTGTGATGGACCTAGTTTAACACCACCATATGTTTCATTTAACCAGATCCAATCAATGTGTTCACCAAAGACTAAATTATCTTTAGTTTTACTTTTCATAAAAGCTGTGTTGTACACAGGTTTATCTGTAATTTTATATTCTTCTGTTATAATATCTTTAATGACTTCTCCTGCTTCAGATATCTTTGTAAGAAAACCAACTTTTGCTTGTGATTTCCAATAACATACGGTTTCACGAATCATGTAATTCATACCATCTGACGCATCTTCAGACTCTCCTAGAATCCATGCTGTAATATCTCCTTGTGTGGGAATATTATCATAGACAGACATGTATTGACGCATGGCTAACCCAGGCATATTAACGTTCTGATCATGTGTTTTAGTAGCATCATAGAACGTCCCATCGTTTTGATATCCGCCAATCGCATAACCTGCAGCTTTTACTGGATAGATTGTTTCTAGGGACTCTAATTGTTTTTGTGTCATAACCCATCCATACTTGTCGATGGCATCAGCTATACTTATCATATTAATCTTACCTACGTAATTACCTTCTGATATATAACGTATATCTGGGGATTTATGATAAAAGGTTAGAACAGGGTTCCATAATTCAATGTCATAATCATCCTCCATCATTTTGAAATGCCAAAATTCTGAATCTGTAATAAGCATGTCCTTGAATCCTCTTTCTTCTAATTCATCCATTCTGAATCTAGCTTCATCAACGTTTGTTTGATGCATTGCCCATTGCTCACACATTGAACGATATGACTTATCATAGAACGTTTGTATTTCAGGAAGAGATTTTAAATTTTGAGGATCTAGTTGTTGAGCAACCTCAGGATCTTCAAAATCAGCACCTTGTTCTAAAAGTTTAGTATAAAGTTTCATTTCAGCTTTAGCTAAAAGAACTCCCTCTACATCTGATTTTTTTTGTTCTAATTGCTCATTATATGTATAATCATCAATAGCCTTAAACATTATTTTTGAATTACGCTTAGCGAATTCAGAAACAAGGATATTAATCACATTTGGTATAATAGGATAGAACTTAAGTTCTAAAGCACTAGTGTCCTCTTCAGTAAGTTGTTCGATTATATCAGATAGTTCATTATCTTCTTCAACTATATAATCGCTTTTATCTATAATTCCTTTTGCTAATTTATAATTCTTTAGAAGTCTTCTACTTTTACGTTTTAATTGCTTAATGCCCTCCCACTCAAGCCAATCCATATTCCATGCAGCCCACACATCATCTTTTTGACTTTTAGGTAAAAACTGAATTGGTTGTGTAAGATTACCTAGTTTGCTTTGTTCTGCCTTTTTACCAGATTTTAGGTCTAGAGCGTTTAGTATTTGCATTATCTAATATTTTTAAATGGAGATCTAATGGGTTTACTAGAACCTCTTTGTCTAGTACTACCCAAATTCTTAAACATACTTTTGTTCAATGTAACACTTTTTTCTGACTTTTTCAACTTATTGTTACTCAATTCTTCAACTCTTTCTCTATAACCCCTATTTGCTTGCTGTACTTTTGCGAATGCAATTAGTGATGCTAAGGCTACCAAACGGTCAACGTTTAGCTTTTCTCTATATTGAGACATCTCTACCATTGCCATAATATCAGGAATTCTTTCAACTCCATAAACTGTTTTAACAACTTTCCCATCAGGAAGAGTTATTGTATCTATTTCTTCTTTAAGATATTCAATTAAATAACTTAATAAGTGATTTCTAAAAATTGTACCTGTATTCTTCCAACCATATTCTTGGAATACATTACTATTTGCCCCAAGGTCCTTTAGGAAAAGAATTTGATTTTTGGGAACCAGAAGATATTGTTTGGATTTACTAATCATGTATTGAATGAAAAGAGATATGTTATTCTCTACCAATGCCCATGCGTTATACCATTCAATAATTAATTCTAATTTTTCATGTGTTTTATTAATATCATCAAATCGACCACACCAACATGCTACAATTTTATCCTTTTCTATAAAACTTTCTACCTCGTTTTCATTTATTCTTTTTACATATACTGGGTTCTTATAAACATATATTGAACACAATGATTCTGAGGTTGTTGTCTTTCCTTCAGATACAGGGTCAATTCCTGCATAATATGTTCCAAACTCTGAATTCTTTATTGGGTGTTCCCAGACCACAAAAGCTCCTTCTTTATCAACATCTTTTTTAGAAATAGGGAAATCCTTTATAGGTATCTTATTAGAAGGTTTATGTTCAATATCACCTTTATCATTTCTAAACAATTCTAATAGTTCATATGGGTATTCCTTTTCTTCTATACGTCTTGTTTGTGATGCAATTAAATTTAATGGAAAAATAGATACTGATCTATAAGCAAAAGCTTCTTCAATATTTTTAGGATGTTGGGAAATACGATATTGATATTTTTCTGGGCTTAAATCTTTTTTCCATTCAAGTCTTTCTTCATCAATTGCTTTGATGGCTTCTTCAACTAATGAGTTACCATAATCATCTATATATGGTGGCATTGACCATTGTTCTGGTATAAATAATCCACACTTAGCTGTATTTCCTTTATTATCTAGTAGATCTGTTTCAACAGCATAAATACCATTAGCTTTAGGATCAAGTATCATATCTTTTAATGGTTCGCATTGATCTAAATCACCAACAGAACCAGCCGCAACAAATAGACCTGTAGTCATTTGACCAGACCTCATTGCGGGAAAAAGAAATTCTGTTGTAATATCCATAGTTGGAGCAATACCAGCTTCCTCATAAAAGAACATTGAGCATGGTCCACCTACACCTGCTGTTGGATCTTTCTCAAAAGTTACTCCTTGAAGAACTCCTTTAAGTCCCCTCATACTCTCACGTCCTCTATTTTTATAGGGAATTTGCTGTTGCCACATTAACATCTTTTCAGGTGTCATTGGTCTATACCATGCTGTATGTTCGTTTAGAAAACTTTTATATTCTGTGAAAAACTTCCAGGTACCTTTGTCATTAATATAATCTTTAAGACTTGCTCCTATTTTAAGAATAGGTGTTTCTTCAAACCATAAAAGATTTAACATTTTGGCAGCATGAAAATATGAGGAAGCAATCTGACGTTTCTTTAATATAGCTGAATGCAGATAATGTAATTCAGAAAGTACTTCATAAAGAGCTAGATGATATTGAGCATCACGAATTTGTGGAAAATCAAACTTTTTCTGTTCTTTATCGTTGATAGGTAAGAAGTTAATCCACATATAGTAATCTCTGGTAAGATACCACTGTTTATCATTATTCTTAACTATAACTCCATTCCTACACTTTTCTTTTTGATCATCCCAATATGATATATAATCTCTACTTTTAAAAGGAGCACTGCAATAATATTTCTTTTCTCTAAATTTATCAGCCTCAAGATTAAATATTTTAGATGATTCATCGAACTCATATTTACCAGGTTCCTTAAAAGACGATAACACGAAACCTTTATAATCGTCTCGTGTTTTAAAATCAGTAGTGTACCAATGATTATTTTCCCATGTCGGGACTGAAATATAATTCATTAATTTATGTCGTCTTTATTCAATATTTTATTTATTATATTATCTAAGGAAGTCCCTGATAATACATTCATTTTAAAACTAGCTATATCTTTTCTACACACATTATCATTATACTCAACAATAAGTATAGCATTCCACAACATATTCTCAGCATCATAGAAAAACAAATATTTTTCTATTTCAAATATATTATCATCGTTGATCATAGGCCATTCCTGCATTACCCCTATAGTGAGATTGTTCCTCTTGTAAGTCTTTATAAGCTCCTTTAAATGAAGCCCTTATATCCTCAAAATTCTTAGCTGCTGTAATTAATGAATTAATGTTTCCATCACGCCCATGCGATATAGGTGTGTTTTCCATATACATTGCTAATTTATCAAGCATTGCTTTAATACCCCTATATGCTCTAAACATCGGAGTATCATACATTTCCTTAGCTTTTTCTAAACCTTCAACAATTAATTTATCGTCTATGTTAAAATCTGCTTCAACATCATGAAGTATAGTTTCTTCCTTAGTATCCTCAGGCATATCAAAATATACATTCAAATCAGGATTAGGACATGTCATATAAAAAATATATGCATAAATTTTAAGATGATTATCCTCATAATTATCCATTATGTTTTTAAATTGCTTTACAACATAACAGTGCTCTGTAGGTATAACCTTTTCATTTTGTACATCAAATAGTTTTACCATGGAGTGATTCTTTATATTTAATTAAATTTTTAATATCGTTTCTTCTATATTCTATAACATGAGGTATTGTTTCCTGTACAATATAATTATCATCATTATCTTTTTCTAAAATAGGGTAACCATACTCTGTTACTTCATCTTTTACTTTAAATGTAACATGTTGTATTGTTAATGTCCCAGGTTTTAGGTTGGGGTTGTGTCTAAGAATCATATACATATACAAACTTAATTGTAATGCATAATGATTAAAATTACAATCGTCTAGATGATCTACTGGGAATAGCATTTTTTTAGATACTCCATCCCAGCTCTTGTAACTTTCTGTTTTTATTTCTTTGTTTGTTTTATAATCAATGATGTCAACAAACCCATCAACTACCTCTACCCTATCAGCTTGACCGCAAATACCTATGGATTTAAGATAAACGAAATGTTCAGGATAAACCCCTTCAGTGAGACTTTGGTCAGGTGCATGTTTAATATCATCGTTATAAATAGGTTTAATGATAGGAATATCCTTGCCTTTTCTTTGTATTGTTTCAATCGCAAGGAAATCAGATTCTCTTTGATCATGATACCAGTTACCTAATTCAAGAGATCTCTCTGACTCAGTGGACCATAATTCTTTTATTTCTGTTGGTTTTAATCCATACCATTTAGATTTTTTATTCTTACCTGATTTAAGTGCCTGCTTATCAGCATCAAAAGGAACCTTAAATTGATTTATAAATTTAGTTACACTAACCCAATCTATGTTTTCATTAGGATCTATACTTTGATAAACATGACCTTTTGTTTTAAATAAAACTGACATATTAGTTATTTTTAGTTAATCTTCTTAATTCTCTTTCTATTTCTATTTCAAATTCTATCTTTAATTCTTTCGGCACACCAAGCATTCCATAACTACTAGGAATATAGTATGTTTTTTCTTCTAGTTCATCTGTTAATTTTTTTCTTAACAAATCTTCCCACTGATCATCCTTCATTACTGTTGTTAATATCATCATAATATTTATCGGTTATTACATCTAATACATGAAGATCGTCCTCATCTTCTGATTCAACCATTAAAGAATACATTTCATATTCTTTATTTGATAATAATTTATCTCTGTGCAATTGTCTAATAGATAATCTAAGAAGTATTCTTAATTTATCTATTGCTATTTCTTCTGATGTTTTATGTATCAGAGGAGATACATAACCATTAGTTGCTGTGCCCATAATTCGTATTGGTCCAGTAGCTTGTTGTCCCATTTTAATTACATCGTTTGTCATACAATGCCAACCATTACCATTATAGCTATATGAATCTCCCAGGGAGTCAATTGCAACATCCCCATAGTTAGGTTGTTTTACATCATTAACATTTGTTACAGTACCAATATAATTTAACGGGGTTGATAAGTTTATTGTGTTCATTGTCTTTATATCATTTGTAATGAAGTATCAATTTTATATTGAACTTCTAAAATTGTTTTAATTAAATTAATATCATCTGTTAGGGTAACTTCATTTAATCTATCATAAAGAAGTTTACTATCATCTTTTCCTATATTATTTTCATTTGCTTTTATTAAAGCAAGAATTCTAATTTTGTAATAAGATGTTATTAGTTCGCCATAATCCTGTGCAAAATATCTTCTTCTGTAGGTATTATCGATCTGCGCTCGTAAACCAATACCATTATGGTGATAATCAGTATCGTCGTTTATGGTGTTACAAATTAATTGGTCCGTCATAATAGTCACTAGATTTAAAATTTTCATTGTTTTTATCTAATGGATAAGTATCAATTAGATTATCTATAAATAGTATATCCTCTTTTGTTGTTGCTGATTTTAACATCTTTGATAATTTGAATCTATCTTCATCAGGGATATCTGCACAACCCATAGAACTATCAACAACAGCTCTATAGAGTTCAAGATTATACATTTGATGACCTCTTCTTCCAGTCAATATCACCCATTCTCTTTCTTTATTAATCGTCATCATCTTCTTCTATTCCTAATTCTTTGTTTAACTCTGTTTCTTCATTTTCTGTAAGAACTGCCTCCCAGCGTTTGTTATTTACATCAGCGCACTCCTCAGATAATGAGCGTGTCTTCCATCCTAATTTACATCCACATAATGAACAACAAGGAGCAGATCCCACAACTAAGCATTTTTTACCATCTCTATCGATATGGGGGCACGCTGAACAAATAACAAATCTAGCATTGGCAATTTGTTCAACTGTTTCTTTTTTAAATACAGAATTCTTAATTCCTTCAAGTATGGAGCTTTTATTTTTCCATACATCTAATAATGATTTAGCCATACGTAATTCTTTTAATAGTTTTTTTCGTTCATCCTCTTCTTTAAATTTAACCATTAATGCTTTAAATTTATGATTTAGAGGAATTAATTTCTTTTTATAACCATATCCCTCAAATGTAGATTCGTTCTTTTTAAGATATGCTTCATTAATCTCTATTGTTTTCTGTAATCTATAACGTTTTATAGAGAACTCTCCCAGGTTTTGCACATAGAATCTAATATGCTCTAGACTTATTAACTCATCTTTTATCTCACTCCAGTAATAAGCAAAAAGATCTCTAACAAAATCAGCATCACATTCATTCTGATCTATATACTCTTCTAATATATCCTTAGCTTTCTTTGGTATCAAAATGATAAATTTTATAATCTAGAAGTACGTTACCATTAGCCACTACTTTTATTGCAGGATTAATTGATATTTTCTTTTTACCTCCTTTAGATTTAGTTATAAGTCCTAATTTCTCAAGTTTAATTATACAGTTTCTAACCACCTGCGAACTTTTAAATATACCTTCTTCTTTAACAATAGTACAGAACTCAGTAAGTTCAATTGATTGTTTATTGGCCAAAAGAGATAAACAAGTTAAATCAGTATTATTAACATTAATTCTATTTATATAACAATAGGTGAAGATCTGATATTTTATTAAATCTATCAGATCCATTTTAACCTTTTTATTAATTACACTTACTTTTGCCATGTTTAAAGTTCTTTAACCATCTCAATTAAGCCTGGGTCAGGGTAACAATCAAATTTATCTGATCTGAAGTTACCATGTGTCCATAAACCATAATCTGCCCTTAGAGGGGCCCATTTAAGCTCAAACGCTTTTAGAGGGTCTGCTGTTATGTTTTCTTTTAATCCACATCTTAAATCTATATTATATGTAGCGCTTAGATGATGTAATAGAATTTTTAAAGATTCTATTTGTTTTTTCGAATATGTGTGATAATGTTTAAACCCTCTGAATGGAGTTTCTAATTCAGTTACCATCTCTTTAGGTACTGGTTTATTTACATAATTTAGAAACTCTCCTGACTTAGTTTTAGTTAACGGCCCATAGCTACAGATTTCTATAGCTATGGACTGTTTGTTTAACAAGACATTATTAGATTTTTTAACACCTAAATGATGTGCCCAATACTCGGGATCAAACGCTTGGTAGATATAACCATCATATTCTGTTTCATCACTTGTGGTGCTTAAGTTGCCTATAATGAAGGCAGTACCTACTTTTAATCGAATACCTTTTTTGGTTCTATCTTTTTTCCATCCTTCAATTGTCCAGTCTGGCCTATGCCCACCAGCTGTATGATGCAGGACTATTGAATTCTTAAAAGAAGTTTCCTTATAGTATTCGTTATCAGGTAACGGGTACTCTTTAATCTTTAACATCTTTCTTTAGTTTTTTTTCTTCTTGCTTTGCTTTTTCTTGTTGTTGTTCTATCTGATATAATTGATAAGATGCAGTAATACGCTCAACCTTAGCAATTTCAATATCAGCTAGTAACCTTTCATATTTCGCTTGTTTCTCTAACAATGGTGTTTGCTGATCAATATGTTTTTCCATATTGTTTCTCATTTCAGCTATTTCTTCTGGAGTATACTCTTTTTCTACTGGTTCGTTCATTAATATTAGTTTTAATTTACGATACAAATATACATAAAATATTTAAATAAAAAAAGTTTAAATAAAAAATATTCAAAAAATAACCCCAGAATTAACTGGGGCTATCTACCTAACAATGAGAAAAAACGAAAGACAACGAAAAAAAATATTTTAAGGGGTTGATGTAGTATCGTTGGGTTGGTTAAGGAACCATGTACGTAGAACTAAATTTAATACTAATACTGCCATTCCTATTTTACTAGCATCACCACCAATAACTTCGAATAATTTATTATCCATAAAATAATCACCGATCATAAGGACAGCACCCACAAGGTTTACCCAAAACATTGATTTACCACCACTTATACCAGTTGTGATAATTGGTTGGTCAGAAGCAAACTTTTGAAGAATAACTGTAATAGCAAAACTAAAGAACATCGCTAAAGCGGGATTCATTAAGTTAAGTTGACCATATTGGGCTAATACTGTTGCAGCAATAGCTAAAAGCTGCACCCATATAATCTTAGATTTTAAGAACTGATTTAATGTTGGATTCATAGTTTTATTATTTATGTTATACTAATATAGGTATTATTAATGTAATAAACAACTAATTTATTCACGAATTTTTATAATTTCTATAACATCGATTTTGTTAATGTATTTATAATCAATAGATTGTTGTTGATAATCTTTACGTTGTTTCTTTATAGCGTATGTTGTTTCAGTATGTGGATGAAAGGAATTGATAATAAATTTCTTACCTATTTCTGTATAATACCACGCCTTTACATTTCTGCAAGAAACTATTTCTATTTCTAAACTAATTCTTAAAAACCAATCACCTCCTAAAGATAAATAACCATTATGATAAATAAACCCATATTCCATATGTTTATCCATACGAATAAGGTTATCTGAACGATTCCATATAAACCATTGACGTTTAAGTACATCCAACCATTTAAAGGTATTCCTAAATATTAGTTTATTAATTAAATGTTTTAAAGTCATTATCTATTTTATAACTTAAACTTCTTAACTATTACCCAGTCACTAAAACCGCCTGAGTTTTTTGCTCTTATTTCATATTGCTAAGAACATTCTATATCCAACATCATTTGAAGGGGGATTATCTTTAAATGCCATATAATGAATATTTGTTGCATTTCTATTAACTGGATCACTTGAACCTATTTGAAATCCCGTTGAGTTCAAATCTTGTATATAATTAGGTTGAAGATTTCCACCTACACCATAAGTAAGAGAATTATCACCAGAAGGCATAACATCTGACTTATAATATATATATTGACTACCACTCCTAGATTTTGGAATAACTACTTGAGGTGAATCAATAGAAGCTATGTCTCTATTATCAGTAGCATCTCCAACATAGAGATTACTTTCACCAAATCCAGCTTGGTACTTCCAAGCAACAAAGTAATAAGTAGAACCTAAAGCATTAATTACAGCGTTTGCATTACCACAATCAAAACCATCTGAATTTGGAGCAGTCCAACTACCTTGAGTATTACCATTTAGGAAGTTTGTATTACCATAACCAAAAGATATTCTAGCAGTTGATGTGGTTGCTCTTATAAGAATCAAAGAATCAAATTGAAAACCAACACCAGTTATAACGTTAGTACCAGTTCCATTTCCTACATAAGTACCTTCATAATAACAATCACTACCACCAGCTATCATAAATCCATAATAAACAGCTCCAATGAAATTTACTATATTATCAGTACCTAAAGTTATTCCATCAGAAGTAAAAGATTTTATTCTATTACTATGGAAACCTGCAACATTAGTTCTAATAGTATTATCAGCACCAAGTCCAACCCAACTTACTACACCAGCTTGTACAGCATTATTACTTCTAATATGTACAAATGAAGGCGTAAAAGGACAACCAGTAATAGCTCTATCCATTACTCCATTACCAGTATAAGTAAAAGTATATACTCTTAAATTTGCCATTATATTGTATAACCAAAGTTTTTAGCTACAAGTAGCCATTTACTATTATAATATCTGAACGCCATTACATCTGTCAATGCACCACCTGATGAATCTGTTGGTAAGGGTAAATCTACTGAACCAATAAATATAGCATTCCAAGTAAAGGTTTGTATATTGGTTGATTTTATTGTTAGAAATATAGTTTGCCATGCTGTAGGTGTACCTGTTGGTGCATTAACTGTTAACGCTCCTACCGCTTGAGTATTTAACTGAACACCTATATCTGTTGTATCAGCATTTAATGTTATTGATGTAGCATCAGCAATTGAAACTTCCCTAAATAAAGTTGTTCCAGATATCTCTGTATCTACATACGTCTTAATCGCCTTCTGTGATGGTATTAAGAAGTCTGAGTCAGCACTTAATGTGCCATCTGTATCAATCGGTATGCCTCTGGTAAATCCTTGTGCCATTATGCGTCTATATCTCTAATTAATTCTCCTGAAAATCTACCTGATACACTTGTGTTATCTTTGTCAGTCGTTGCTGTAAAATACAATATTGATTTCTCACCAACAGGAAAAGGAATTGGAGTGTTTACATCTATATTGTTAGCGTTTGTAGTATCTAAATGTCCTCTATAAACTTCTTGAATTGTATTATTAACTAAACTATACACTTGTCCCAAAAATGTTAATTCGGGATTTCCTCCACCCCCTGCAATTTTCAATGCGTCAAAATGTAACCATTCAACCAAATATTGGTGATTTTGAGGAACAAAAAATATTAATTGTTGTGAAACTCCAATCCCTAAAGGTATTTGAGCCATTGTATATAGTGATGTAACTGCTGTTATTGTTATTGTTCCTGCGTTTGTTCTACCTGTTCCAGATAAAAAAACTGCAACTCTATTAATTCCAATCCAACTTTCAGTACTCACAACAGGAGTTGTTCCGTCCATTAGATAAACAACTATTTGAGAATCCCAATTTTCATCTACTCCATAAACAACTATACTGTTTACTCCAGTGTCGCCATCAGCATCTGCTGTGCTTGTAGA